CCTTGCAACGGTTTGTAGACAGTTTACCAGATTCAAACCTATTTGAGGTGGGTTTTTCTAAATCAGCATAAATAATTGTATGTCAAATAATGAAGCCCACGGACAAACAGATCCAAACACTCCTGGACCACGTCCTAAGAAGTTAGTAGAAGCCACTATACAAGGTATAGCAGTTGGTAGAGACAGAACTGTTGTTCCCCCAGACCAAGTATATGAACTGGCTGCTATTGGCTGCACGGATGGTGAGATAGCAAGATTCTTTGGAGTTAACGAAGATACTCTCAGATATAATTTTAAGTCTGAACTGACAAAAGCACGTGAGTATGTAAAGATACGTTTACGCAGAGCAATGTTTAAAAATGCCTGTGATAATAACAATGCCGCAGTTCAAATATTCTTAGCCAAGAACATACTAGGCTATGCAGACCAACCCATGGCCAGCGAAGCAAATGCACCATTGCCATGGAACCCAGATGATACAGTAAACATTGAAGATATAGGAGACGAACTTGACCAAACAGCAGAACAATGAAGAACAACGAACAGTAGACTCAGGCCCAATAGTGGCACGTCCACCCAGAGGGTAAACAGTTGAACGATGGTTATGTAGTGATTGATATTGAGCCGGCAAAGAATCGAGTAAATGGTGGCTTTATGTTTCGAATAAGATTGCTGGAGATTACATCCAAACAGGTGTTTGTAACCTATATAGATCCAGCCAATAGAAACTACATTAACTGGAGTTGGGTGATTGAAGATCATCTTCAAGGACAAGTGTTAACCAATCTAAAGAAAATAACACAAGGTAAAAAGACTTTGATAGATGCAGACAGTGTTCCTGCTAGAGTTTATGTAGGACCACGCAGCACCATTGACACTATATTAAAAGAATACTGGAATAGAAAACCCAACCAGTATGACGAATTATTTGAGGAAAAGCGATGAACGAACCCATTGGATGGCCTAAGAAAAAAGAATACATTGACGAACAGATCGAACAGGGCCAAACTGTTCGTTACCAAGTAACTGAATACAGAGACGAACAGGACCAAGTTCAAAAGATTTTTCGGTATCGTTTAAAATGAAGGATTGGTTGTTACTCGCTGGGGCTGCAATCTTAGGATTTGCCATTGGCATTTCAATTGGAGTTGAAATAATTCTATGGCTGATATAAACAACAATAATTACAATCTAATTGCTGCAATCAAGCACAGTGAAATGCGTAATGGCGAAGTGGCGATCAAACTCAATGACCAATACATCACTGGATGGATTCACTGTATCAACATGGAGATGAGTGAAGGCAAACATACCAGTTTCACCATAAAGGGTGTAGTAAAATGACTTGGTTGTTTGGCGACAGGCCTTTTGAAGAACCCCAGCAGGAACAAGTGGGATTCGTTTATGAGATCAATGATCTTGCCAATGATCGACTTTATATTGGCAAAAAACTATTCTGGACCACGACCAAACTCAAACCCTTAAAAGGAATGAAAAATCGGCGTCATAGACGTTCCCAATCAGATTGGCGAGAATACTACGGTAGCAGTGAACTCCTAAAGGAACAGGTCGCAGAACACGGTCCAGAACTATTTCAAAGACGCATACTGGTTTTGTGTTATACCCGGACCATGATGAGTTATTGGGAAACCAAAATACAGTTTGATAGAAATGTTTTATATGATGATAGATACTACAACCAATTCATCAGTTGTAGAATAAACGCAAGAGGTTTACAGTAATGGCAAAATGGAATATTCCGAGACTACCCGATACACTAGAAATAACAGAAGGTTCAGCCTATGTTAGAATACAAGGACATACCTATAGGGTTGCAATTGACGAATTCCGATTGGTTGCAAAGCCTGGTGAAACCGCAGTTAATCTATCGGGTATACTTGAGGATAAATGACGTTAAATTCAAAACCACGTCATACGGGGCCTAACGACACGTCATACGGTGCCTAACGGAGCCCTTTGAACTAAATGGCTCCGTTATATGCTTTCAAGTAGCACTACGGCTGAATGATTACTCGCATCAGTGCAGTTAACAAATAACAGTCTTCTTTTAATTTATATCGTAGTTCAGCGGTGTTGATGGGTTTAACTGCAAACCCTGGTGCAGCACCAAAAGTCTTTTTACCTTGAATCACAGCACTCTCTTCGGTCCCCCAATGAACAAAACTACGTCCAGTTGGCTGGTTCCACGAATTTAATTCTTTTATCACATACTGTTGCATAATGTATTTATTTTACCTAATAAATACACGTTATTTTAAGGTCTAGATAAATAAATGTATGCAACACAAGTATATGCCTTTACCAAAAACCGACAAAGTCAAAGGAGACGGCCGTTTTGGTCGTTATGTAAATCCTGACCAATGGAAGACTGGACCAGATCCATTTACACGAGAAAAATATTATGCCTATCTCAAACACCGAGCACAGTGCAATTATAGATCGGAATCTTATAATTTAACTTGGGAAGATTGGCAGAGTTTGTGGACTGATGAATTGTTTTCACGTCGCGGCAGAAAAAGTGACAGTCTTGTTATGCAAAGAATAAGAACCACGGATCCATGGCAATCTGATAATGTTAAAATTACATTTAGAAAACCTCAATGGCAATCCGGAAAAGAACATTCCGATGAGTGAAATGTTTGACGACGACTTTAATCCTTTAGAAGATTTGCATACCTGTATGTTGACAATACAAAAGCAAACAGAAGCAATCTCAAACTTGGTTGGAGTAATCAATAAACTCACAGTAGAGAATAGACAGCAACAGGCCTTGAATAGAAGTTTTAAGAATCACATTGCTGCATTGGAGAGTAGAATAAGTGCAATTGAGCAAGCCACTAGAAACAATTGAAGACCGTTCCATACAACGGTTTTGGAATAAAGTTAATAAGCAAGAAGGATGTTGGGAGTTCGAATCTCACAAAGACCGCGATGGCTATCACGCCTTTGCTTATAAAACTGTTGATTCAAATAAATTTAAAAAGACAGGAGCACATCGATTTATGATGATTGCCACTGGTAAAACAATTCCACTAGGATATGTTGTTTGCCATAAGTGTGATAATCCAAGTTGTGTTAATCCTGATCATTTGTTTATTGGAACAGTTAACGACAATAACCAAGATAAAGTTCGCAAAGGCAGACAATCATCTTCACCAGGGTCTACAAACAGTATGGCAAAGTTAGATGAATCAACTGCTAAAAAGATTAAAGCAGAAGCCCGTGTTGGAACAAGAGTTGGTTATAACAACGGATCAAACATTAAAGAAGTAGCCAATAAGTATAACGTTCACGTTGAAACAGTTAGACTTATTGCTAAAGGAATTACCTGGAAACACATATGAGATTATCAAAACCACAGGAGAGTATCGCCCAGTCAGACAAACGATTTAAAGTCGTTGTCGCTGGGCGTCGTTAGATTCGGGAAAACCTATCTTGCGATTAGACAGTTGTGTTACTATGCAAGAATACCCAACAAAGAAGTGTTCTACATTACTTCAAGTTATCGTGCTGCCAAGATGATTGTGTGGAAACCTTTAAAGAGAAGACTGTTGGACCTGCGTTGGGTTAAGAAGATCAACGAATCGGAACTGACAATACTGTTGAAGAATGGCAGTCAAATCAGTTTAAAAGGGGCAGAGAATCCAGACAGCCTGCGTGGTGTCAGTCTCTACTACTGTGTAATAGATGAGGCTGCTGATGTTGATCCAGACCTTTGGCCAGAGATTGTTAGACCTGCATTGGCAGACCAACAAGGACATGCAATGTTTATTGGAACACCCAAGGGCAAGGGCAATTGGTTGTTTGACCTTTACAATCAAAAACAAACCTATCCAGACCAATGGGCCAGTTGGCAATACACCACAGTAGATGGCGGATTTGTTAAGCCAGAAGAAGTTGAGGCTGCAAGATCTGACATGAGTGAACGTCAGTTTAGACAGGAATTTTTGGCAACATTTGAAACTTACGAAAACAGAATTGCTTGGAACTTTGATAGAGAAACCAATGTAAAAGAATTGAAGAATCCAGATACCAGCATTATACACGTTGGACTTGACTTTAACGTTAATCCTATCTCGGCTACAGTTGGTGTTAAATCGGGCGATGACATGTATATTATAGATGAAATCTCAATCTCCGGCAGCAACACTGATGAACTGGTTGAAGAAGTTAGACATAGGTATCCACGCAGCAAGGTATTTGTTTATCCAGACCCATCGGGTTCAAGACGTCAAACCTCCAGCAGCGGAAAGACAGATCATATTATTTTAAGCAATGCTGGATTCATAGTCAAGAGTCCAAACAAGCATGACCCAGTTAAAGATAGAATCAATGCTATC